AAGATTCCTGCTCCACCTGCGATAGATACCTCTTCATAACCACCGACAGCTTGTTCAACTAACTCTAAATTTGTGTTTGTTTTCGTACCCCAAGTACCAGCATTTTCGCCAGTTGCTTGTAATTCTAGTTTTAAACTTGTTGAAAATGTTGACGCCATACTATTCCTTTTTATTAGTTCACATTATAAATCATTTATGCTGCTCTATCAACCTCTGTCCATACAACGGAGGTGCCCACATCAACCTCCTCCCAATTTATTAAATTAATAGACCCAAGGGAAGCTGTTAAATCAAATCCTGTAATTGCCATCTCAACATCAGCAAAAGTGGTGACAGAACCCATCGCTGTTGTCAGAGCAACTCCACTTGGTGATTCAACACTGTCGTTAAAAAAGTTTATTGAACCAAAACCAAGAGTTGAACTTAACCCACTTGGTTGCGCTACAAAATCTGTAAAACCTACGGCTGTTCCTAATGATGAGGTAAGAGCGATACCAGTAGCTTCACCCACTGTTGTTTGAGTGAACCCACCTAAATTTGTTGTAAGAGCAAAACCTGTTAACGATACAATCTGGTCACCTTGCTGACCCCAAAGACCTTCGCCCCAAGTTAATTGTCCCCATCCATTGGACATACTTTACTCTATGTAACTCTTAAAATAGCTGCACTTGCAGTAAAAGCAGGAAACTGAATTGTAAATGTTCCAGATGTAGCAGTCTTATCACCACCAAAATCTAAAACACATACAGCCGGATCTCCTGATGCTGTGTCATTATAAATTAATGCACCACGAGCTGTTAATGTAACACCAGTAAAAGAACGATCTGCAAAATCCACAATCGCTGTATTAGTTGATAATGATGTGCCACCATTTACTAAAGCTCCGCCACCACTTGTATACTGTCCTGAGTTTGATACTTGTGCATCAGTGGTAAAACTTGTGGTAGATTTACCTAGTACAGCACTGTTAGTGTACAAAGAAAGTTTAAAAGAGTTGCCTCCAGTTTGTTTAAAATTATGAGTTCCTTCAAAAAGTTCTTTTTTAAAAGAATTACATATTACACTAGTTGTTATTGCCATAATTACTCCATATTTTAAGGTGAGGGTGATTGAATTGGAATTCTTGGAACGCCTTCTTCATACTGCCCTCGTCTTCTACTACCCATTTGTTGCATTGCAAAACCTTGAGTGCTTTCATTATACTTGTCTAAATACAATTTGTACATATCCATAGGGCCTTTTAAATAAGAAAAACATTCTGCTAATACACCATATAATAATAATTGATCTTGATAGGTTGACAAAAATGTGCTGTTTGATGAAGTAAAATGAGGAGGATCAATAATGTAATTGATTTGAATTGTGTACGCTTGATCAGGTGTTGGTGCCAGAACAATATTTTGATCATCCCAATTTGCATAATATTTAGGTGTAGCGTTTGTCTCACTTGGATTAAATTCAGAAATAAAACTTGTATCTCTTTTTTCTAAAAAATCTCTGACTCCAGAATTTGTTATTTGGACAGATCGTAAATAGATTAGGTCAGAAGGCATACTCAAATACCTTTGTGAAGCAATTGTAGATGTTGTTGCATACTTCCTTAAATCATCATAGTCAACTTTACCAGCGATATCTAGTTCTGCATTTCTAATAAATTGATCTATTAGAGTGTCTGACAATACATTACTATCAACCTCTGTATAGTTTCTCACTTGTGTTAAAAAATTTGCGTGTGTTATTGCCATAATTTAATCCTCAACGTTTATAGTCCACCCCATCGCCGAGTGGTTTTGACAATAATAATATAATGTAGGAGCATCACTTGCGACAGTAATTTGTGTGTAAGCCCCACTTTGTCCAGGAACCCCATTCGTTGCTACTCCTACTGTATATTCAGTGCCGCCCCCATGTGTGCCATTTGCTGTTGCACTTATTCTCAAAGGGTGATTGTCATTTGATGAATCGCTTTGATCAAAACGATAAGTTTTACCCCTTTTAAAAGTTAATGTTACATCAGCAGTTGCAGTAGAACCATCTATAGCAAATTTGTTAGTTGACCCTACATTATGATATGGATGATTTGAGGGATTACCTCCCACTACAGTGACAGCAAAAGTTTGAGTTATTACAAGAGCATCAACAGTAACATTACCAACCACAGCAGTTAATTCTCTTTTTCTATTTTCAGCAGAACCATCATCAGGCACCATACTTCCATATTGTGGATTTGCATCTGTTGATGTTTGTGAAATAGAACCTTCTGTTCTAAAAGCAAAATCACCTGGAAGTGTTAAATTAACAACAGCCTGCCCTCCTCCTCCAGAATCTGTCACAGTTTGATCTGCTGTAGAATCGTTTAAAAAAGGTTGTATTGGTTGTTGAAATCTTTGACTTCTGGCATTTGCTAATCCAATTGCATCAGCAGTGATATGTTTTTTTCTAATCTGAGGTTGTTTACCTTCATATTCTGATTTATGAACAAAAGACCCATTCCATTCTCTGACCATCTCTCTGTAAGGAAAGGCCATACCAGAGCGATCTGAAATTGCTTTTGCATATTTACCACGCGCATAGGGCATTTAGAACACCCCTTTAAACTTTGTTCCACGAACAGAGGCACGACCTCCTAAAGAAAATTTTTGTTCTTTCTTTTTTATTTTTTGTATATCTTCTTTTAAACCACCACTTTTTGCCATACCTAATTGTTGATAAACATTTTGAGAAGTTAAATTACCCTGACCTGTAAATTGTGGCATATTTTTAAAACTGTCGCGTATTCGTAATCTTTTTAGAGCAGCGGCTTGTTTATCATACTCTGGATCACCTGCTCTTTGCGGACGTGTAAACGTTTCTGTAACATTTTTACTACCTGTTCTTGAATATCTTTGCCCTGATGGACTCGTATAACCAGCGGGAGTTGTCATAAATCCAGATTGTTGAGCTGGGGAATAAGTAGACCCCTTTGGAATTTGTGTTGTAGTTCTAGCCACACCTGGTCTACTTCCTGCTAATCCTGGAGGACCACTAGCTCCCTCGTAGTAAGTGTAAACAGGTACTTGTCTAGTTTTACTTTCAGTAAATGTAAGACCTTTTAATTTTTTTTCTGCTTCTGCTATTTCAGGGGACATATCTCTATAATATCCTGTAGTTCTAGTTGGACCCATCATAGATTCATCATAATATTGACGAGTGGGTGTAAATCTTTCTGATTTTAGATCCTCTCTAAGTTTTTTGAATTGTTCTTCTGATGGTTTAGCAAATTGTTTTTCAATAGATTTATAATATGCCTCTCGCATTTGCTTAGGCATATTTAGACTTGTTGCAAATTGAATATTTGCACGTTTATCAAAAGTTTTTTGTTCACCGGGCTTGTCTAATCTATCCCTATATGCTTTGATTGTTTTGTACAGTTCAGGACGAGATTTTTCAAGTGCTGACATATAGCCACCCACTTGTCTTTTAAATATACGCATACCTTTCATATTACACTCCTTGTGGGAAATAAGTTTGAGGGGTTATATAAACAGATGTTCTTTGTCCATCTTCGTTTAAAGCCCGTGACAACTCATCCTCATAAATTAATTTATTTTGTTGTACTACTTGTGGATTATACTTCATAGACAAATAATATGCTAGACCAGCGACCATACACGGTATAAATCTAAACACAACATCTGCTTGATTCGTATAACCTCCAGCATCTTCAATTCTTTTTAAATAATAATATTTTACATAAGTATAAGTAGAGGCATCTGGTGTTTGATATAACGTTATCGTAGGTGTTGTTTGTCTGTCCACATAATATTGTGAAGGTTGTCCTGTAGAACCTTTATTAGGCAAAGCCGCATATTCACTTCTACTGATTTTTGTTAACGAAACATCATTTGTTGAAGAAGTTGTACCTGTTGTTGTACTCACATAAGCTTCAAGAATATCATTCGCATTCGTTGGTGCTGTGTAAGTCGCTGTCCCGTTTGTCAGTAATTGTTCTTTTAGTTCTACTTTCCACAAGTGAACTCCGCGGTTTCCCCATTCGCTGAAAAGAATATTTAAACTTCTTCTTGCAGATTTTAAATCATACCCACTGTTAGTACGAGCACCTGTTCGCTCATATGCTTCTTGGACGATATCGTCAATATCGAGATCAAATGTAGTTGTTCCTGATGTGGCCATAATTCATCCTAATAAATTGGTGTTTTCTTTTTAAAGCCACCCTTTGCCATTTTCACGCCCACAGGGCCACCATATTTTTTTTTCTCCATGTCTTTTAACTCTGCTGAACCTAACTCACTTGGTTTCAAAAGAGTATATGCCCCACTTAAAACTGTTGGTAGAGCTTTTGCTGTTTTAGAAAGCACATTACCCACTTTTTTTTTCATTCTAAGATAATCTCTTTTATCAAGTCTATCCAATCTTTCCATAAACAATTGGTCTTTTGCTCTTTTACGTTCAAATGCTGCATTTACAGCATCTTTTGCTCTTTTATATTTTTGTTCTAGTTGTTTAATTTCAAAAACACCTTTTTTGCTATCTAATACTTTACCCGGTGGTTTATTTGCAAGTTTTCTACCTGTTGGATCTTTTTTAGCTTGCTCATAATTTTGTTTAAATTTTCTATCCTTAAACTCTCTGTAAGGAACAAGTTCACCATTTGATGCCATAATTAAAGAACCCATTTTGATACCCATGGCTTCTTCAACAGCCATACCTCTTTTTTTCTCATAGCCAGATAATTGACCGTCTTTATCTAAATCAGCTTTTTTAGGATTTTTTAATTCTTTTTTCATAACTAAAGTATACCCTCATAGTAAGTTTCTATCAACATCCCCTTGCTTGCAAAGGTTTTAACATTTGTAGGTTTACCACCCACGCCTTGAGCTTTTGCTCTTTTTCGTTTTACCGCACTTCGTCTTTGCGATTCTGTCATCTTAGCTGCTTTTGAAGCGGGTACACATTTTGGATATTTTCGTTTAGATCCACTTGCTTTTTTTCGTCCACACTTTTGGAACTTACCACCTTTTTTGGGTGCACCAATGTCAACCCAATTTTCTGAAAACCACTTCTTTAAACCCATTATTTTAATAAATCTTTGTAATAAGCAGACGCAGAAGGATTACTTAATGTATCACCATCAACATCAACAGATACTGGTGAACCCATGACACTGTGACCTCCAACATTATATTTTGGCATAGCATCCATAAGTTTTTCTACATCACTAACTGATAATCTACCACCTGTTTCTCTACCAGATTTACGTAACTTCTTAGCTTGTTTAGTAGCAATATCTATATCTGATCTAGAAGTACGTCCACCTTCTTCTCTTGCTTTCATAAGCATATCTCTTGTTGTTTTAATATCTTTTCTTTTTTGTGCTTCTTTTTCTATTTCAGTCATCATACCCTTGTTTGCAGATGCAGGCTTTGGTCCTTTAAAATCTTTTCGTTTTACACCACTTGGGTCTTTGATTTTACCCGCACAGATTTTTGATGCATATGCATTTGCATAGGCGGAAGGATAAACCTTAAATTTTCTTTTAGCTGCTGCTTTTCCTCTAGGACATAATTTGGTCATTTGAAACTCCTTATAATATCTATCTTTTGTTCATTAGCAGATACAATATCAACTTGCTTATCTATTTCATCTATAATGTTAGGATGTTCTCCTATACCCACACAATTTTCTAAATAAATTTTGATAGTTGCATTTGCTTTTTCTATATTTGCCTCATACACTTTTATTAAAGCATTAATAATATCATCTTTCATTATCTTAACACCTTTCTTTTCTTCTTTCTAGTCTTTGCATACTTACGTTTTTGTGGGCCTTTGGTGATTTGCTGCCGCATCTGACTTCTGCCTATTGCCATGGTATGTACCTCGTTTTGCCTTTAGCATCTTTATAAGCTTTTAAAAACTGTTTACGACAATTGTCAGTGTATGAAACATGAACCCATCCGCTATTTGAACCTTCAGATTCTTTGTAAAATTCTAATATTAGCTGATCATATTTAATATTGTTATGAATCCAACGAGCCAGTATTTTGTTATCTAGACCAAATATTTCAATGTCTGCTGCTTCTCCTTTGCAATGTTGAGATTTACTTGAAGAACCTATAGCCTCACTTAAACGAGCTGACCTAAATCCTGATGATATAAACACAGGCATTTCAAATTTATTGCGTATAGGTTGAAGAACATTTTCACAAAG